TAAAAGATAATTAAAGATAAATAACTATCTTTTTTAAAAAAGTTGGGAAATCTTTGATAAAAACAAAGATATTTATAAGATAAGTAATAAATAAAATTAACCAAACAAAAATCAATGGCAAGTAATAACAGAGTTTTCGTGTCTCCAGGTGTTTATACATCAGAGCTCGATTTAACATTTGTAGCACAAAGTGTAGGTGTTACAACATTGGGTTTAGCGGGTGAGACATTACAAGGTCCCGCTTTCGAACCTATTTTAATTTCAAATTTCGACGATTTCAAGTTGTATTTTGGATCAACATCTCCTGAAAAAGATGGTAATATGAATCCTAAATATGAATTAGGATATGTTGCAAAATCATATTTACAAGAATCAAACCAATTATTTGTAACAAGAGTATTAGGTTTAACAGGATACAAACCAGCAAAAACATTTGGTATCAAAACTATCGGAGGTGTTATATTGGAAGAGTATAATGACTCTACAGATGTTGGTAGTGTAACAATTACAACAGGTGATATTACAACAACAGAAACAGGATCAACTTTAAATGATATTAAAACACATTTATCTAGTATAATTTCAAAAGATGGTACTAATATGTTATCATATTTAAAATCAAAATATGGTGGATATACAGGATCAACTACAGGATCTACCAATGAGTTTTTCTTAATTGGTAAATTACCTACAGGTGAAATTGGTAATGGAACTGAATTAGGTTCACCATTGACTGATCATGTAAATAACACAAAAGAATGGTATAACACTTGTTGGGACTCAGTAGGTGATTATGAAGATTTAGATAGAGTTTATTCATATAAATTTCAATTTACAAATTCAACAGATAAATGGACAATTTATCAATACAAATGGGATGCTAAATTAGCAGTTGATTACCATGATGTAATCGTTGCAGCTATTAGACCTAGAGGTGTTTATAATGGTGAAACATTAGTACATGAAGTTACAGGAAATACAAAGTTTACTTTAACTGAAGTTGATGATATGGAACATAACCCATTAGGAGAGTTTACTATTAATGTAACAGGTAATACAGTAACAGGTGGAACATCATTTACATGTTCATTTGATACTTCATCATCAAAATACATTTCTAAAGTAATAGGAACTGAAGTTTTTGATAAAGATAACGGAGATTATCCTGTTTACGCACATGAAGTATATTCTAACTTTATTAAGGCGGCTTTCGATAGAGGTCTTATTAGAGGTATATCAATGGACGTTTCATATGAAATAGAAGGTGATAATTTCTTACATCAATGGGATACCACAATTTCTCCAATGGTTGTATCAGAAGTTCGTGGTGGTAATGTTGCAGATTTATTCCAAGTTATTACTATTTCTGACGGTGAATCATCTAACTACCAAGTTAAAGTTAATATCCAAAATATTAATTTAGATACAATGGAATTTGATTTAGTTGTTCGTGATTTTAACGATACTGATGATAATCAAGTAGTTCTTGAAAAATACTCAAGATGTTCAATGAACCCTGACGTTCCTGGTTATATAGGTAAGAAAGTTGGTACGTCAGATGGAGAATATGCTTTAGTTTCAAAAAGAATTATGTTAACTATGGCAGATGGTGCACCTGTAGATGCAATCCCTGCAGGTTTTAAAGGTTTTGCTAACAACAGAAACTTTGGTTCAGGTACATCATATACATTTGGTGATGTTATATTTAAAACTAAATATAATAACGCTGGAGATGTTGAAACATATGACGTTTTTGGATCACCAAATATTGAAGGTGGAGATAAAGTAAGAAAAGTAACATTAGGTTTATCTAGTACAGTTGGTTTTGATAACGATTTATTAAAATTTAAAGGTTCAAGTGGTACAACTAATACATACGGTTTCCACTTATCAGTAAATGCATCAGGAATTACTCAATCTTTTAATGGTTTTTCAGGACAAACTTTCCAAACAACTCCATATGATTTAGAAGGTCAAGATGCTAATAATAATAATGGTGATAATAAATTAACAAACATTAACTACCGTAAGTTTACTTTCGCAGTATACGGAGGTCGTGATGGTTGGGATATCTATAGAAAATCAAGAACTAATACAGACGCGTATATTTTCGGTAAAAACTTATATAAGTCAGGACATACAACAAATAATGGAGTATTCAATATATCTTCATTAAATCCAAATTCTGACTATTATGCTTATTTACAAGGTATTCAAACATACTCTAACCCTGAGGCAATAGATATTAACGTATTTGCTACTCCTGGTATCAATTTCCAAGACCATAGTTCTTTGGTAAATCAAGCAATTGACATGATTGAAACAGATAGAGCGGATTCATTATATGTTATGAACTCACCTAACATTACAGGTGCTACCGCAACAGACGAAATTGTAAGTGCTTTAGATAACGCAGGTATTGATTCTAACTATTCTGCAACATATTGGCCTTGGATTCAAGTAAGAGACACAGATAATGCGACACAACTATATATCCCACCTACAGGTGAGGTATTGAAAAATATCGCTTTAACTGACAATGTATCTTATCCTTGGTTTGCAGTTGCGGGTTATAGTAGAGGTTTAGTAAATGCAATTAAAGCAACTAAAAAATTGACGTTAGACGATAGAGATGTATTATATAAGAACAGAATTAACCCAATTGCAACATTCTCTGATACAGGTACTATTATTTGGGGTAACAAAACGTTACAAGTTAGAGAGTCTGCTTTAGATAGAATCAACGTAAGAAGATTGTTATTAAGAGCAAGAAAGTTAATTTCAGCTGTTTCTGTAAGATTATTGTTCGAACAAAACGATGACCAAGTAAGAAACGAATTCTTAAGATTGGTAAACCCTATCTTAGATGCAATTAAGAAAGAAAGAGGTTTATACGATTTCCGTGTAACAGTATCTAATGATCCTGAGGATATCGACGCAAACACAATGAGAGGTAAGATTTACATCAAACCAACTCGTTCTTTGGAATTCATCGATGTAGAGTTCATTATTACTCCAACAGGAGCTTCATTCGAAAATATCTAATCTAAAAGGAGATATAAAAAGAAGAAGGGTATCAGAAATGATGCCCTTTTTTAATGCTCCACGTGGAACGTTTTGTATAATAAAAAAATAATTATACTTCACCCAGAATACTAGAACTAGATATTCTAGTATTTATTAATGATATAATATTTATTGAAGTAGAGTATTAAACTGGAACTAGATACTGGGGCCTGTAAAAAACTACGAAAAATAATTGACATAAACAACCTTTTTCAGATAATTAATTCAAAATAAAATTATTTTCCTTTTGGATATATTTATTAGAAAGTAAATAATTAACAAAAACTAACAAACACACAATATGGCCGATTTATTAATGAAAATGCCGACACCTTACGAACCAAAAAGGGTCAACCGATTTATCGTAAGATTTAACTCAACTTTGGGTATAAACGAATGGTACATTTCTGCCGCTTCAAGACCAAGTGCAAAAATTACTTCAGTTGCTATTCCTTTTTTAAACACTTCAACTTATGTTGCAGGTAGATTTGAATGGAATGAAATTAAAGTAACATTCAGAGATCCAATCGGACCTTCTGCATCACAAGCTCTTATGGAATGGTTCCGTTTACATGCTGAATCAGTTACAGGTCGTATGGGATATGCTGCTGGTTACAAAAAAGATGTAGAATTGGAGATGTTAGACCCAACAGGAGTAGTAGTTGAAAAATGGTTATTAGAAAACTGTTTCTTAACTGACTTGAACTTTGGTGAATTAGACTACAACAGAGATGAATTAGCTAACATCACAGCTTCATTAAGAATGGACAGATGTATATTAATCTACTAACATTATAATTTTTCATATATTAAGACCGATAATTCAAAAGATTATCGGTTTTTCTTTTTTAAAAACTTTACTTTAAACTAGTTATTAAGTAAATTAAGATATTATGGAAGAATTAAAAATTGACCCCTCAATTGCGTATGATGTGATAGAATTACCTAGTAAGGGTATCCATTATGCAAATAAAAAGAAATCGGTAAGAATTTCTTATTTAACCGCTTCAGATGAAAATATATTATCATCACCTAGTTTTTTAACTACAAATACGGTTATTAATGAACTACTTAAAAGAAAAATTTTAGATAAAGATTTAGTGATTGACGATATCGTAGAAGAAGATAAACAAGCGATTTTAATTTTTTTAAGAAATACCGCTTTTGGATCGGAGTATAAATTAACTACTATTGACCCAAAAACAGACGAAGAGTTTTCGACAGAAATAGATTTAAGTACATTGAAGATAAAAGATTTTAATTTATCTGAAAATTCAGAAGGTGAATATAGTTACCATTTAGAAAGAAGTAAAATAGATATTACTTTTAAATTTTTAACACAAAAACAAGAAGACGAGATTAATAA